AAACAACTTAATGGTAATTTGATAATTATATTTTCATCTTTTTTAATATGATTTAAGTCTTCAATATCATTATTTTCATATTTAAATTTATCTTTAGGTTTTCTACCTCTTCGTTTCGTTTTCATAATACCATTTTCTTCATTATCATTATCATCATTTGATTTATTTTTTATTTTATTTAATTTAGTTTCTTTTTTTAATTCTTCCATTTTAATTTTATTTTCTTTTTTCTCTATTTTTTGTCTTTTTATTGTTTCCAGCATGTCAATTTCAGATTGTGTTTTAATTTTAGGTTTTCGTCCTCGTTTTTTAATTATTTTTATAATAGTTCCATTTTCAATTTCATTTGTTTCACTATCTTCACTTTCTTCACTATTTTTATTATTTTCACTTACTTTATTATCTTCATTATCTTCATTATTTTCACTTACTTTATTATCTTCATTATCTTCATTATTTTCACTTACTTTATTATCTTCATTATCTTCATTTTTAATTTCATTCTCAATACTAATTTGTTTATTTTTTTTTAATCTACCCATTATTAATTTATAAATTATTGATTATTTAAATAATATATAATATTTAACTAATATTTAATATAATAATAAATATAAATTATAATTTATGTGTTAAATAATATAATATGTTATTTATTTAAATTAAAAAATAAAAAACAAAAAATAAAAATTTAAAAACATTAGTTTAAATATTAGTTTAAATATTAGTTTAAATATTAGTGTAAAATATTAATTTAAACTATATTCTATTAATTATGTAAATGAATACTACATACAGGTTGATAACTTTCAGAACCTCCAACTAAAAATACATCATCTGATTTTATAATACGTTTTGTAAAAGGTGCTTTTTCATTACAAATAGAACATCTAGCATTTAATTTTTCAACTGTAGTGGCAAATGGTATTAAATCTAATAACCTACACTCGCTAAATGGTTCTTGTTTATAATCTCCATCTAATCCACATATATAAATTTTTTTTTTATGGTCAAATAATAATATTTTTACTATATCATATAAATCAGGAAAAAATTGCCCTTCATTTATAAAAATATAATTAATATCTGTTAAATCATTTTCAAAAATGCTATTTAAGTGTGTCATTGAATTACAAGGTATTTGTAATTTATCATGAGATGATATAAAACTATTATCACAATACCTTATATCTGAACTATGATTAATAACTAGTATTTTTTCATTCATTAATTTACTTTTACTATTTGCATAATTAATTAATGACGTTGTTTTACCAGCAAACATAGGACCTAATATTAAATGTAATTCAGACATACTTAAAATAGAATATTTAAAATTATTTAAAATTATTTAAAATTATTTTATAATATATAATTCTAAACATTAAAAACATTTTAAATTCAATTTTTAATAATTTAATTTAATTAAAATAAATGTGAAAAAATAAAAAAAGTAATGAAATAAATAAATTTAAATATATATAATATTAATTTTTTAATAATTTTTTAATAATTTTTAATAATTTTTAATAATTTTTAATAATTTTTTAATAATTTTTTAATAATTTTTAATAATTTTTAATAATTTTTAATTTAATTTAATTTAATCTGAATCTGAATTTTCAACTTCCGATTCACTATCTTCAGTATCATTTTTCTCTGATTTAGTATCTTCATCATTCATATCATCCATATCATAAACAGGAGCATCATAACTCACATTACATTTATTTACTGTTAAATTAATACTTGTTCCTTTTGGACCAAACCAAATATGGCGACTATAAAACTCAATAGATGAAATATTAATATCTTTGTTAAGAACATCTTCAGTATTTGTAATTGCTTTATTTGTTTCGTTATTTACAATTTTACCATCAAATCCCTTTTCATCACTATGCCAAATTTTAATCCAAATCGATGGTTCATACGTTGGCTTTTCACCTCTTTTAATCTTTTCTTGATCGGCTTTATTGTAAGATTCTAATGGTTTAAGAGCAGTTTTTAATAATTTTTCAGTTTTCTTAGAACCATAATAATCTTTACTCTTCGTAAGTAAAGTCGTAAAAATACTTTTATCAATATCTTGAATCATAGTGTGTAGTTGTTCATCTCGCAAACGAATACTCATTGAATAATTAACACCATTATCATTTTCTAATTTAAAAATACGTCCTACAATATTAGATAATTTAACACGTAATTTTTTATCTTCATAAAGTAAGGAACAAAATTTACCACCTTTTTCGTGTTGTTGAATAGAATCTAGTGAAATTTTGTCTTTATTAAAAGTTTCAGGAGTAATAGCATTACTTTCATATTTTTCACCATTACTAATACTTTTAATATTAATTTGATTAATTTCAAACCCTAAACTGTATTTACCAACACCAAGTTTAAGTTTATTAATAGAAATACAAACATCAATAACTGTATTTTTTTGTAAAGCCTCTTCTAAATTAGAAACATCAGGAACATCACTAGTAGTGCTTTTACAAACAAAATCATTTGATAAAACACCACCAATAGCATATCCATACTTTTCATGATTAGATAATGTTGGTTTAAGCATTTCAATACATTCTTCTTCTTCCATCGTTTCATCAAACCATTGTTTAGAATTTTCAATACCTTGAGTAATTAAATATTTTTCAACTTCTTTAATCATATTAGTAAAATTTTCATCTTTTACACCCATAAAAATTTGATACTTATCTTTTTTACCTTTAACATCTTTATCATTTTCTAATTTTTTAAAAGTTTTAACCGTGCATCCACGCACAACAACAAGTAATTTTTTATCATTAGATGTAGAAGCATCATACGTCAATTTACAATATTTGTATCCAATTTCAGGAATAGTAATGACATTACTAAATGAAATTTTAGATGGATCAACATCAGTAGGGTTAAAAGGTTTAATCATCGTAGGAGGCATCTTGAAACTAAATTCGCGTTAATCAAAATAACAATTAGGTGGATATTTAAGAATAAAATTCGTGGAACTTACGTTAATAGATAATTTAATACTCTATACTTTTATATTTTATTATGTTTTTAAATTTTTTTTTTCAATTTTTTATTTTTTGAATTTAAAGAAAAAAAAATGGGAAAAATAAATTAAATTTAAATTAGTTTAGTTTAGATTTAGTTGATTTTTTAGTAGTTTTAGATTTTTTAGATGTTTTAGATTTCTTAGATTTTGTAGTTTTCTTAGATTTCTTAGACTTTATAGGTTTATTAGATAGTTTAGGTTTATTAAATAATTTTTTATCTATTTTTAAATCTTTCATTGTAACTTTATTTGCTTCAACTAGAAGTTTATTTAATGTATTCATTGTTTATTTTAAAATATTTTTATATTATAGTTATATAAGAAAAAAATAATATAATAATATAAATTATTATAATAATAATTAAAAAATATAAATACTTTATTAATTTTATAAAAAATGAATAATAATGTAGAATATGTAGAAAATTATAAATCTATAAAAGAAGAACCTATCGAAGAACCTATTGATGAACCTAATAAAGAAGACCTTATTATTGATAATACAGAAGAACCTGTTGATGAAACTAGTGATGAAACTATTGATGAACCTGAACTTATGAATGAACCTATTGATGATACTACCGAAGAACCTATTGATGATACTACTGAAGAACCTAGTGATGATACTACTGAAAATAATACTATTGATACTAATAATGAAAATTATAATATAGAAAGTGTAGATATTGAATACACTATTGATTTTCTTATTCCTAATGATGAAAAATTAGTTGATATTGAAAAAATAAATAATAAAGTTGATAACTATATAAATAATTTTAATAGTGAAATAATGACTAATTATAAAAATGAATACTCTAAAATATATAAGAAGTATTCTAATATGAATTATAAAATAAAAATTTTACCAAAAGATAAAAATGACTTAGTTAAAATAGTTGTTTTAAAAAATGATAAAAAAGAAACAGTTATTAAAGAACTAACAAAACCTAATTATTTATATTATAATGATATACTAAATGAATTAAAAACTAATATATCTAATGAAAGAGAAAAAATACTATTTCATTATAAAGAATTAATATCAAATAAAGAATTGTCTATAAATGATAAAGAAGAATTTCAAAAAGAAAAAGATAAATTTATAAATCTATTAGAAGACTATTATAGTTATACATTATATCATAAAAAAATGAATAAAATATCTACTATAAATTCTAAATCTAATTTATTATTACAAACCTTAAATACAATTGATACTCTAGAAACATCTAAATCAACATTAATTGGTGATATATATAGTATAGATACAGCACTCATTAATGAAATGAATACATTAAATAGTAATAAATTAACAGAATATAATAGTATTATTCAACAATTACTTGGTAAAAAGATTGAAGATATAAAAAAAGATACTAAATTAAAAGAAGAAATAAAGTTATATCTAGATACAACAATGAAACATAATTTAGATAGTAAACTTAAAAATGAAAAAAATAAACAAGATAATTATATAAATTATATTATTAATAAATTACCAATATTAAATTAAATAGTTATTTATTTAATTAATTATTTAATTAATTATTTAATTAATTACCTAATTACCTAATATTGATTGAATAATATCATTTTTAGACCCATATGATTTTACTTTATATTCCTTTGCTATTTCTTTTAATTGTTTAGTTGTCATCGCATTTAACTGTTCACTAGTATATTCTATTTTTTCTATTTTAATAGGTTTATTATCTTTATTATTATTTAATAATTCATTTAAATCAACTTCAATGTTTTCATTATTTTCATTAGTTTCTAAATTTATATTTTTAGTATTCTCTCCAGATACATTTGTATTTAAAATAGTTTCATTTAAACTAATTGTATTGTCAATATTAACATTTTTTACTGTGTGATTAATATTAGTATCATCACCATCATCATTATCATCATCATTAATAGAATCTAAATCTAAATCTAAATTTAAATCATCAATATCATTAATAGTTTCAGTAGTATTAGTAGTATCAATACTAGTAGATGTAGACGTTTTTGATACTTCAGGACTATTTATATTAGATATATTATTTATATCACTATCACCACTATCACCACTATCAATGTCATTTGTTTCTAAATCTTCTAAATCTTCTAAATCTTCTATATCAAATTCATTATCTTCTAAATTATCAGATAATGGATCTGTTGTTATTGAATCATTATCATTAAAAATGTCTGTATTTTCTTTCTCTGAATGTATTGTATCATATATATTATCTGTAATTTTATTACTTTTATTATTTTGTTTTTCATATTGATTTCTTTTTTCTAAATCTTCTAAATCTTCTAAATCTTCTAAATCTTCTAAATCTTCTAAATCTTCTAAATCTTCTAAATCTTCTAAATCTTCATTATGAATCATATCTTCATAAGTTTCTATACTTATTACTTTATTAATATCATTATTATCATTATTATCATTATCATTATTATTATTAATAGTAGTATCTAAATAGGTATCCATTCTTTTCATATTTTCAATATTGTCTTTTGTTAATTTAATAATAGTGTTAGTTTCTACAACATCACTTATATTAATATTTTTAATTATATCTTCATTATTTGTCTTATTTTCAACATCATTTTCATTTGTATCATTTTTATTATTTTTACTAACTAATTTTATTATGTTATTATAGGTTTCTTCATTATGTTTTTGCTGATTAAAAAAAATAGTTTTTAAGTCTTCGACATTTGTTTTTAATTCTTTAATTTCTTTAATTTTTACAAAATTAGAATATAATAAATATAAACAACATAAACTAATTAAAACAAAACTTATTAATAATAAATTTGAACTTATATTTTGTAAATCAACCATTTTATTAATATTTAAATATATTAATTAATATTAATTATTATTAATATTTATATAAGTTAAAAAAAAACGTAAAACTTTAATAAAAACTTTAATAATAATAAAATAATAAAATAATAAAATAATAAAATAACATATTTGTTCATTATTAATATATTTTATTCAATACTAATATTTTCTAATTCTTTTTTATATTTCATTAATTTTTGATAACATTTATTAATTGTAACTTGAGAAATTTCACACGTTTGAAATATAAGATGTTTATTAATATTAATATTTAATTTTTCAATAACATAATAAATAATTGTAGATGTTCTAGATAAAGGTGTATGTTTATCTAAAAATTTATTCGTTTCAATATAAATTAATAACATACGACAATAGTTAAATAGTTTATCATTTAAACCTAAAGAACAAGAAAATCTATGTAATTTCGTAATACAATCTTTCATTATTTTATTATTTTCAGTATTATTTTCTTGTTCTTCACGATTATCTTTTATACTATTTAATTTATTAGTATTATTAGTAATAGTATTATTAGAAATAGTATTATTAGAAATAGTATTATTANAAATAGTATTATTTTNANNATCANTATTATACTTTTAGTATCATTATTATACTTTTTATCATTGACATTATTT